GATGTTGTTCTCTTTGAAGAAAAACATTATAAATAATATGGGAGTTTTACTATTCATTTTAATAATTGGAATTGCATTAATTAGTGTTGCGTTAGTAGTTGGATTTGGCGAAAAAGATGATATTAGAAATTTTAAAAAACAACACGGTGCAATTAAGAATCTAAATAAATATGCGTATAATATGCATAAATATAAATGGCCTAGTTTAGAAACACAATATGATGGATCAGATTGGTTTTTTTATGGGTTATTATTGTATCCATGGCAGTTTATTAATTTTAAAGATAAAAGTAATCGTGATATAATTGAAGAAAGAAAAATAAAATATAAATTATGAAAATACTAATAGTGCCCGACGTTCCAAATTGGGCGATAGATCAACTAGCCCAAGCAAAAATAAAATATAATCCACATCATGAGATGTTATGCAAATATGTACATCCAAGAGATGCCGGAGATGCTATGGTGCAAGAAGATTTTCTGGCAACTGTGAATAAGTTTAATCCCGATGTTATTCATTTTGAATATTGGCGATCATGTTCACAACTCCTAGACGCTTTGCCTGAACTAAAGAATAGAAAGATAATATTAACACATCATAATCAACGAGATAAGGCATTAGGACATAAGGATTGGTTAAATATAGGTGTAGATCATTTAGTAACACATACGATAAAATGTAGAAACCTATTGATTAGTAAATACAAACAGGACGAGAATAAAATACAAGTGATCAATCATGGTATAGATCTCGATGAATTTACATACTCAGATAAAGAACCAAAAGACATACGAATAGGATATGCCGGTAGAATGTGTATATGGAAAGGATTACCTAATATAGTTCGAGCATGTAAGAATTTAGGATACATAGTTGGGTTCATGGGTAGACAAGATAAGGCATGGCCGGAAGTATTAAAAATAACAGAGAATGATCCTGAAAAATATATTGATTTTAGTTTCATGGAATGCGAAAATAATGAACGAAAAGATTATTATAGAACTCTATCGTGTTATGTTGGTAATAGCATAGATGGGTATGAAGAAGGTACATTAGAATATCTAGAAGCGATGGCATGTGGAGTTCCTGTGATCACAACACTGAATGGTGTAGTACCAGATGTGTGTGAGGATAGAAAGAATTGTTTACTTATTCCATTCGATGATGCCAATGCAGTAGAGGACGCAATATCAGAATTAATGAGTGATGAAAAACTCAGAAATACACTACGAAAGAATGGATGGGAAACAGTAAAGAATTTCACACAAGAAAAAATGGCAAGGGAATATGATATCCTATACAACAAATTAATGGGTGAGAATACTGTATCTGTGATCATACCAACTACAATAGACAGATTAGAATATGTTGATCAGATATTGGATACATTGAGGAAGGAAGAACATGTCAATATTGAGGCTGTAGTAGTGTTTGATGAAGTAATAGATGAGAAGAATCTAAAGGAATTTCAAGATGAACGAAAGAAAGATATAACATTGAGGGTCTATGCAACACAGAAGGAAGGATATAACCTAGCTATGGCGAGAAACATCGGTGTGATAGAAAGTATAGGAGATATGACTGTATTCTGTGATAGTCGGTTAAAACCTCAGGAGGACGCAATTTTCACGTTTAGACAAGCTCTCACACAAGTGATGACTAAAAAGATATGGTTATTTGGAAACAAAGGAAACGGTAAAAAAAGCTTCATTGAGAACTTCAGTTGCATACAACGAGAAGAAGTGATCAAATTTGGGTTATTCAGTGAACGAATAGATAGATATGGAGGTATGAGCCAAGAGATTCGAACACGGTTTACTAAACAAGGTGGAACATTTGAAATGATAGATAATGCATGTTGTGAAGAAATGACATCATCTGGTAAAACAAACACTAAACGTAATGATATTATAAAAATGAAATTAAAATTATTTAAACTTTACAAAGGGGATAATAGATAAGTATGCCAAAAACACAACTTGAATTAAATATAGAAAAAAGAAAAAAGTTATTAGATGAAGGAATTATTATAATCAATAGTGGGTTCGATAATGTATTGATGGAACGGGTATTTTTTGAATTACATGAATTAGTTAAAGATCACAATATTCCTAAGATATCAATTTACATAAATAGTAATGGTGGAGCAGTAGATGCATTGATGCCATTAGTTGATATAATTGATAGTTGTGGTAAACCAATTCAAACTGTAGTAATGGGTAAAGCATATTCTGCTGGATGCATGTTAGCATTATGTGGGCATAAAGGATTGAGATTTGGATTAAAACATTCTGAGTATTTAGTTCACGAGGTAGCAACATCATCATACTATGAAAAGAATAGTCAGATACAAAAAGATGCGGACAATATACAAAGAATAAATGACACGTTGATTGATCTACTAAAGAAGAGAACAAAGATGAAAGCACCTGAGATCAAGAGATTCATGGAATCAAACATGGATGAGTTTATTAATTCAAAAGAAGCTCTCAAGTTTGGGATAATAGATAAGATATTATAATATGTTATATGAATTTTGTAATTCACAATTTCCATACTTAGGATGTCAGTATATATACGATGGAATACTTTTATTCTTGGTTATGGTTATAGTGATATACATAGATAAGAAATAATTGTTCATTAAATCTTACAGTCAAGTTTAGTCAAAGTTATGTCAAAATATAAAAGTTATATAGCTGGAAATGGTAAAACATATAACCAGATGGATATTTCAACAGGTAAAGAAGTAGTGAGTTGGAATAACAAGGAAACAAAATTAGCAAATTATAGTTTTATTCAAATGAGATTGAGTAAGATGTTGGGAAAAACATTAACTATAATTGATGCTTCAATAATCGATAGTAAACAAAATAAAGCAACAAAGGATTTATTAAAAGGTGTATTTATAAATGAATATTGTGAGTTAACAGAATTAATGGTATCAAGTGATATTTATCTTACCCGAGAATTTACTAATGAAGATCTGAAAGAAATGAAAGAAGTTTCGGAAGATGAGGCATTAGGTCTAAAATAAATTAATAAAACTTTGACTGTAAGATTTAATAAATAATATATGAATAAATTAAAAGGATTTAACCATCCATGGCATCTTGCCCATCAATTTGAACTCAATAGAATACCTAATGTGGATTGGGATTGGCTTATCAATCACAGAAGACATTTTGCAGATATGCCTAGAGGACCAAAAGAAGATTACAACTTCGAATGGGTGTCAGACTATGAACCTGGTAAATACGACTTCGCATTATTACATCTTGATCAACAATGTTTAGAGCCAAATTTATTGAATAGAGGAAAAGGAAGTTTGTTTAGAGAGTTAAATAAGGTAATAACTGATGTTCCTAAGATAGTATTAATGCATGGTACACCCTATTACCCAGAAATGTTCAGTTGTGATATTACCGAAAAGAATTATAAGGAAAGAGGATTTACAAAACATCAAATAGGAATGAGTGGTACACTAATAGAACTGTTTAAAGTAGTAACAAAGGATTGTTCATTCTTTATATTTAATAGCAAAACAGCAATGCGACAATGGGGGTTTGAAAACAATCCAAACGCAAAAGCAATATGGCATGGCATGAAACCTGAAGAATGGTTTGACCTACCTAAAGAGCCTAGAGTAGTAACAATGATCAGCCCAGGTGGATTAGATAAATACTATGATCGATTATTTCTAAAGGCAGTTAAGGAAGAATTACGAGAACGAAGTATAGAACATTGTCATATAACTGTAGATGCAAAATTTAAAGATTGGACAGAGTATCGAGAATTTCTAGGACGAAGTTTACTATACTTCAATCCAACACGACATAGTCCAATGCCACGAGCCAGAACAGAAGCGATGTTATCAGGATGCTGTGTGATCACAACACTCAACCAGGACTCTGAAGAGTTTATAGAGGATGGTGTGAATGGTATAAAGGCACTTCGCAATCCACAATACATAGCCGACATAGTAGAAGGATTATTACATAAATATGATAAGGCAATAGAGATAGGACAAGCAGGTAAGAAAACTGCACTAGATCTATTTAGCTTAGACAGATTCCTACAAGAGTGGGAAGATATATTAACTAAAATAGTCAAATGACAAACGAAGAGATATTAAAAAAAGCGGTTGAAAAAGTAGTAGATAATGGATATCTAAAAGGATGTTTTAATGACCGAGAAACAACTATAGAGGTAACATTGGATGCTAGTGACTTTAATATTATATTCGATCATGGTTTTGCAAAGGCTTTTTTCGGAATGAAATTAGATGATAGTTTTTATGATGATAAATACTGGGGAGACGCTGGATGTTGTAGTGGAGCAATAGCTATTTTCAACGGAAGTAATTGGCAATATCATCTTCAACAAATGGTATTAGAAGAAGATCCTATAAAATATTTAGAGAAATTCCTATGAACATAGATGAATTTAGAAAATATTTAAAAGATTATCGGAAGAACCACCCGATTAAACATCGCCTAGGATGTATATACTACCCCGTACAGAGATTTATAGTCAATCTATGTACATTGTACTGGGTAAGGCATATAAAATGGTTTATACAGAGAGGAATACGAGGATATGACGATAGAGCACATTGGAGTGTAGACTACTTTATAGGACCAGTAATCATTGGAGTATTGAAACAATTTAGAGATACCAATAAAGCTACTATAGCATTTCCAATATATAAACCAAAAAGTGAATGGAAACACTCAGGAGATTGGGCAGTAGACGAAAAGAAATCAGAAGCAAACGAAAAGAAGATAATGAATAAGATGATAGAGGGATTTGAATTTATAGTTAATAGTGATGATAAATTAAGTGAATATATTGATAAGTATAAAGGTAACGATAGTAAAGGAAAAGGTATAGCATTTAAAAAATATAATGCAGATTATAAAAAAGCACAAGAGAAGGCTAAACTATTTATAGATTATTTTGGTCATCTCTGGGATTAATATGTGTGATGATTGTAAAAAAACAAAAATAGTGGTCGAGTCAGAAAAACCATTTCAACGATTGATAACTCAATGTGATTGTAATGGAATGGAATTCATGCAATTCCTCTATTGGGATCGGGAAGAAGATAAATTTAATGGTGAGGATATAGAATCACCAGAACTTTATGTTTGTTTTGGTGGATGTGAAATAGGAGGATTAAAACGTAAACTAAAAATGATATGGAGAATATTTAGATACGGTGAGTATGAGAATGATGGCATAATAGTAAACAGAACCGAGCTTAGAAAAATAAAAAAATATATCTCTGATTGTGAAAAATATTGGGATAGCTTAGAAAAATATGAACACATTAAAAAATAGTTCTACAGTATCAAACACAAGTGATGTCTTAACTATGGATACAATAATGGCAGCAGTTGAACTATAGCATATTATTATAATGAAAAAATATGGACACGAGTAAATATGAAAAGAAATGGAAAAAAAGAGATAAGAAGAAAGGTAAAAAACAAGGTAGGATGAAAGTAGCAGGAGCTCAATTAAAAAGACTTATTCAAATAATAAAAAATATATGAGTAAACAAACATCATCTAGTGGAATAGGATTTGCTGGATTACTAGGAATAGTATTTATCATCCTAAAACTAACTAACGTGATCACATGGTCATGGATATGGGTATTGTCACCATTGTGGATATCAGCTGGGATAGCAGTACTGATTCTTCTAATAATGCTATCAGTATTAGTTCTTGGTATAATGTTTGGTAAAATAAAATAATATGAAAGTAGGAATTATAACCTTTCAAAAATATGAGGGGAGATTAAACATAGGAAGTTCTCGAATAAGAGGACAATGGTTAGTCAATCATTGGGAAGATGCGGAAATATTTAGACAGGGTGCACAGTATGATATTGTGATCTATCAAAAAGCATATTGGACTGAACACGCAAAAGAATTTAAAGGTCTAAAGATTTTAGATATATGTGATCCTGATTGGATGCATTGGGCATATCGAGTAAAAGAAATGTCAATATATATGGATGCAATAACAGTACCAACAGAAGCAATGAAAATAGCATTGGAACAATTCACAGATAAACCCATTTATATAATACCTGATCGAATTGATTTAGATAGGTTTAAAGATGTTAAGATACACACACGGATAGCAAAGACAGTAGTATGGTTTGGGTATGCACAGAATTTTGATATTTTACGATCAGCAATGAGAGAAATAACTACTAATGAGTTAGACCTAATTGTAGTATCCAATAGTAATTTCACTGCTCAACAGACATATGATATAGATATAACTAATTATAAATTCAAGGAAGAGGATTACAAATTAAACATAATGCGAGGGGACATAGTTTTGAATCCACGAACAATATCAGGTAAGTGGAAATTCAAATCAAATAATAAAACACTAATAGCTTGGGCACTTGGTATTCCTGTGGCAGAAGATGATATTCAATTAAGACGGTTTCTAAATCCAGATGAACGAAAAAAAGAAATAGAATTAAGAACAAAGGAACTAAAAGAAAAGTATGATGTGAAACTAAGTGTTAAGGAAATGAAAAATGTTATTTCAGACCTACAAAAATAAAGTAATAACAAAGTATTTATTAAGATTGTATAATAGAGGTAAGTTAATTAAATTACTAAAGATTTTATATTATTTTAATAAAATGACTGAATATATTTTTTACTGTAAACGGAAATCATGTGGGGCGATAGTCTTTAAATCAACCAAACCATTTCTAAATCTAAAAACTAAATATGTGTGCAAACGGTGTAAAGAGAAATATAATGGGGCACAACTGATTTCTTTCAATAAAAAAAATATCAGAAAATACATCGAAAACATCAATGAAAACGTCAAAAATGACGTATAAGTATTGACATTTTTTCTAAAGTGATATATAATTAAGATATACAATTAAAACAGAAGGATGTAATATATTCCCATATCTTACGAGAATGGGTGAACAAGTACACACCTTAGCCTAAGAGCTGAATTAAGATTCGGTAATTTTTTATTGGCTAAGGCTTTTTTATTATATGGGATTATTACAAAACATACAGCGGTTCTTTGGAACACAAAAACAAACCCCCGCTCCATCAAATACAACAAAAAACCCAACAGGGTACGAAGTATCACAATATGGTCAAGTAGATTATAGTGTTACTGATAAAACAAAATATCTAGAATCCATGAAAGGATGGGTTTTTTCATGTGTATCATCTATTTCAGATGAGATTGGTGCTATTGATATTAAACTATTTGAAAAGAAAGCAAATGGTGATGTTGAAGAAATATTAGATCACCCGGCACTAGATGTTTTATTCAAAGTAAACAATTTTACAACAAAGTTTGATCATTTTTGGTTAACAACTGCATACTTAGAATTAGCAGGCGAATCGCCTTGGTTTGTTGAAAGAGAGAATGGAGAACCAGTAGGTCTCTATTTTTTGCGTCCTGATAGATTAAGTCCAATCGCAGATAAAGAACAAATCATTAAAGGGTATGTTTATATTTTACCCGACGGAGAACAAATTACTCTACAACCAGAGGATATTATTTTTGTTAAATATCCAAATCCGGCAAATCCATTTAGAGGATTAGGAACACTACAAGCAGCTGCACGAACAGTTGATATAGATAATGAAGCAGAAAAATGGAACTTTAACTTTTTCAAAAACTCTGCAAGACCAGATGTGTTGATCACAGTAAGTGGTCTTGATCAAATGAATGAAGAACAACGAAAGAAACTAAAGGCAAGTTTAAAAGAATCATATCAAGGAACAGATAAGGCACATAAAGCAATGGTATTGTTTGGGGATATGAAAGCTGAAGCATTTGGGTTCAATCAAAAAGATTTAGATTTCAATGAACAACTAAAACAAACACGAGATAGAATACTAGGAATATTTAGAGTACCTAAAGCAATATTGGCACAAACAGATGGTGTTAATTTTGCAAGTTCGAAATCATCAATTGAAATATATGAAAGGTTTACTATCAAACCTAAAATGGAAAGAATCATTCAACAACTAAATGAATTTTATTTAATTTTATTTAGTGGTACAGAGAATATGTTTCTAGATTATACTAATCCGGATAAACAAGATCAAACAGAAACTTTAGAAAAATATGAGAGTGGATTGAAAAATGGATGGTTAACTATTAATGAAGTTAGATTAACAGAAGGAAAAGAAGCAATAGAAGGGTTCGACGTTCCATACTTACCAGAAAACCTAGTACCAAAAGGACCTGGTGCACCCCTACAACCAGATAAATCATTTAAACATAATTCAGATAGATTAAAACAATTACGTGGTAGAAACTATCAACCAGAATATTACAAAAAAATATTTGAGAATATAAAAGATGATATTAGAAAATCATTGACTGCCGAAGTTAAAAAGATTGAGGTAAAGGGGCAAAGAAAGAAATTTGACATAATGACTAAGAAAGCAAAAGAAGAGGAAGCAGTAAATGATGGCCAACTATCAACAGATGAAAAGAAAGAATGGTGGGAAACAAAAAATAAGATGTTTGAAAAATATGTTAATAAGATAGATGATGCTCAGTCAAAGATATTTAAAACACAAGAACGGGAAGTAATTAGAAAAATAAATAAGGAAATTCCAGAAGATAAAAAGAAAAAAGAAGCATTACTACCTACAGTTATAAAAAAGGATGACGTTAATATAGATAAGATATTGCTTGATGAAGAAAAGGAAGCAAATAAAACAGCGATAGCATTGGTTCCTACATTGTTGGCATTATTTAAAGCATCAGGAGATGAAACATTTGACCTGATAAAGTTACCAGATGAAACAATCGAGATGACTGGTGTTAAACCAAAAATGACTAAGGAAGTTAAGGTGATGTCAAAAGGAGTAACAGAAACAACAAACAAAAAATTAGCAAAAACAATTAAAGCAGGACTAGATAATGGTGAAGGAATAGCAGATTTAAAAATACGAATAAAAAATGTTTTCACAGAAGCATCAAGTGTTCGAGCAGCGATGATCGCTGAAACTGAAACAACAAGATATATTAATAGAGCAACAGAAAAAGCATTTATAGATAGTGGTATTGTAAGGGCAAAACAATGGAAAATAAATCCAGGTGCTTGCCCAATATGTATCCCACAAGAAGGAAAGATAGTTAGTTTAGGAAAATTATTTTTTGAAAAAGGAGATGTCATAAAAACATCAGAAGGAAAAGATTTTGCATTTGATTATAGTGATATAGCTGCACCACCAGCACACACAAACTGTAGATGTTTCTTAGCTCCTGTATTTATAAAAGTTAAAGCAAAGAAATCAAAAACTAAGATTAAAACTAAAACAATTGTGATCAAACAAAGCAAAAACGTGGTTACTGAATATGATGGAAAGATAAAAGAACTAGATGAATTGATCCAGTCTGTTTATGATGAAAAAGAAAAGGGAACTAAAGAACGAGAAGCAGATGTAAAGAATCTTAGAGATGAAAGACAAAAATTAGAAGATCTTAGAAAAACTATTTTAGATGATATAAATAAAAAGAACGAAAATGAATAATCTAGAGAAACTAGATAAAGACTAATAACATTATGGAAACAAACGATAACAAAATACGCAAAGTTTTACAACATGAAATAGCAATAATTTTTTACATAATAACAATAGTTTTTTCGTTTATTATGTTTGTAATTATTCCAAACTACGAAACACAAGAAGATATTTCTTTAATTGAACAACGAATAGAAACTATGGAAACAAACCATCTTGATCATATTCAAAAAGCACTAACAAAAGAAAGTGATAGAAATGATGAACAAGATACAATTTTAAATCAAATGAGTAATAATATAACTAAAATATTAACAATATTAAACAGATAAACATATGTCAATGAAACACATTGAAGCTGTCACTCAAAATAAAAACGGAAAGCTTATTGCCATTGCTTCTACTGAAGATAAAGATAGAGGCGGTGATAGTTTACGAATGAAAGATTGGGATTTGACAAACTTTATTAAAAATCCAGTATTACAAGCTGGTCACAAACACGATCCACAATTTACTATTGGTATTGCAGAAAATATCAGAGTAGAAAAAAATCAACTTCTTTTTGAACCAAAATTTCACACTTTAACTCAACTCGCAAGAGACATTAAAAAAATGTACGAAGGTGGGATATTAAAAGCATGGAGCGTTGGGTTCATCGCTGGTGCTGTTAATAAATCAGAAGATAGAGATGAAGATGAAGATGAAGATGGTATGAATGAATTACTTGAAGTATCTGCTGTGGCTATTCCAGCAAATCAAGAATGTCTTACTGTCGCTGTTAAATCATACGGTGAGAAAGAAGCAACTGAAGTAACTAACTGGGTAAATATGGAAGTAAAGGAAGTGAAAGAAATAGTAGAAGAAAAGGAAGAGGTAATTGATACTTCAAAATTGAAAAAGAAAAAAATACGAGTAGAAAAACTTAATAAAGATTTACCTGATAACTTCAATAATGTGTATGAAACAAAAGCATTTGGAGAAAAAGGAGAAATGGCATTATATAAGAAACATTTGAATTGTCGAATTAGGGACATATATATAAACAGCTTTGATATTCCAAGTCTATTAATTGGTAATTATCTTTCAGCACATAAGAATGTGATCAAAGATAACGTAAAAGAAACAAGAAGATTTAATTGGCGTGGAGAAGAATACCCACCTATCTATGGTGACATTAAACTAAACTCGACAAAACGAGATAGTTTGTTAACTGATGGAATAATATTTTATGAAAAGAAATTAATCTATAAAGTATATCCTACATGGGATGGAATGATAATGGAAGTAATCTCACATGTGGATGATTCTGAAAACAATAAAAAGATAATGGCAGATATACATGAGTGGGTAAAAGAAAATAATTTCTTACGTGGTGAAAAATTCTCATTAACAGGTGAATTTATGCAATCAAGTACGAAATCATGG